ATTGATATTTTGTTAAATAAAACTAGAGAAGAGATAGCTAGAGAATATGTTACAAAAAATGAGTCCAGAGTAGTTATGAAAGACTTAGTAGATAGGCTAGATAAACTAGACGAAAAGCTTGACAAACTATTTGAATTAAGGTAAAATAGTTAAATGAGCACTCCTGCGTGGTTAATAGGTTTCGGGAGTATACCTCTTCCCGGAGATATGGGAATACTTCCTGACGGAACTGTCACATCTGGTTCACCTCTACCAACACAACAAGAAATAAAAAAACAACAAGAGATTAATGTTATGTCAACACAAAGAGACCAAAGAGTAAAAAGAACAGGAACTGCTATGGAACAAGCAGCTAAAGGTATTTTACCAGCAGCAGCTAAACCACAAGTAGAAGACATTAATGTGCAAGAAGGTATTATTAATACTGTTCCAAAAGTTGGTGCTACAGTGCCTGAGATGCCGCTTAGACAAGCTCAAGCCCCTAGCCCAGAACAAGTTACACAAGGAGTAGCATCAGTACAGTTAATACCAGAAGATGTAGAGGTTACAACAGCTGACGTTTCTTTAGTAGGACAAGCACCTACTGCAGTTGCAGCTCAAGTAGCTCCATCAGCTCAAACTGAAATAACTGAAGATGAGATTGCTAAGTTTGCAAATGTTCAAGACGTTCCTTTAATTCAAGGTCAAGATGTAACTATAAAACCGGGAGCTTTACAAGAACAAGTAACAGGAGTGTTAAGTCCTGAAGCAATGGCTACAGCAGCTCAAGCTGCCGGAACAAGTCTTGCTAGAGTAAGTCGAGCTAAAAAACAATTAAGAAATGCAGGATTAAGCGAACAAGTTATTGAATCTTTAGGAAATAATCCGCAAGATTTAGAAGCTAAACTAACAACTTTTACAGAGCAAGAAAGAGGTATAGTAGAGGGTTTACCAGAAGAAGCACTAGTTACTGTTCAATTAAATAACTTATTATCTGGCATTCAAGAAGGTAAAATACCTACATGGGCACAACCTGCAGTGGCTGCTGTCGAGCAAATGTTAGCTCAAAGAGGTTTAGAAGCTTCTACAGTTGGTAAAGAAAATTTAGTAAATGCTATTATTCAATCAACTATTCCTTTAGCTCAATCAAATGCTCAAGCTTTGCAAAGTTCTATTTCTTTAGACAAACAATTAATTGCTCAAGAAGAAAAACAAAATGCTTTGTTTAGACAACAAGTATCTGTACAAAATGCTCAAAATGTATTTAATATGGACATGGCTCAGTTCAATGCTGACCAACAAAGAGCAGTTAATAACAGTAAGTTTTTACAAGGAGTTAGTGTATTAGAAACTAACAACGAGCAACAAGCTGCTGTTCAAAATGCTGTTATATCTTCAACTATAAATAGAACAGAAGCAGCTTTAACAGAAAGATTGGCTAGTCAAAACGCAGAAAGATTTTTAAAACTAGATGTTGCTAATTTAAATGCTGAGCAACAAAGTAATATCATAAATGTTCAAGCAGAGCAACAAAGATTACTTTCAAATCAAGCAGCGGAAAACGCAAATGCTCAGTTTAACGCTAGAAATCAAATTCAAGTAGATGAATTTATGACTAGTTTAGCTTCTCAAATAGAGCAAAATAATGCTAATAGACTTACACAAATGAGTCAAATTAATGCAGCAGCAGAAAATGCAGCAGCTGCTAGAGCTGTAGGACTAGAAGTAGATGTTCAAAAATTTAACACGCAAATAGCTGCTAGTATTGACCAATATTTAGAATCTCAATTATTTGCTAGAGAACAGTTTAATGCTCAAAATGAATTAGCAATACTACAAAGTAATACTGTTTGGCGAAGAGAAGCTAATAAAATTGACACAGCTGCTCAAAACGCTACTAATGCTAAAAATGCTCAAAATAGTTTTGCTATGAGTCAATCAGCATTAGCTCAACTTTGGCAAGAATTAAGAGACGAGTTTGACCAAATATTTAAAGCGTCAGACAACAACGAGCAAAGAAAAACTCAAATAGCTGTTGCAGGTCTTGGTAATAATCATACTAGGACTGATTCAACAGCAACTATAGACGGATTAAAAAGTTTTATAAACGCATTGACATAAACGAGGTATAATATGTTAAAAGGATTATTTAAAGGAATAAAAAATGCCAGTAAAAAAATATTTAAAGGCATTAGAAAAGTCGTAAAACCTGTCGGTAAAGTATTAAAAGAAGTTTTAAAACCTTTCGGTAAACTACAACAAAAACTAGGACCGGTAGGAACGATGGCACTGATGTTTATAGCACCCTATGCTTTACCTGCAATATGGGGTGCTTTTGGTGCTTGGGCAGGTGCATTGCAAGGACCTATGGCAGGTTTAATGCAAGGTATTCACACTGCTGGAGTAGCAGTGGGTAAAGCTTACACTACAGTAACTGGATTTATTTCTGACACTATTGGTAAAATTGCTGGTAATACTATTGGTAAGATACCTTTAGGTGCAGATAAAACAGTAGCAAGTGTTTGGAAAGATTTCACTGGCTGGGCTGCAAGAACTTTAGAGAGTAATAATTTAAAATTTGGTAACGATATTGTTACTCAGGGAGCAGACGGAGCTTTAATAGATAGTAAAGGTTTTGCAAGTGCAAAAGATTTAGGTTTAAAAAATCAAAACATACTTGAATTAGCACCTCCTACAGAAATACAAATACAGCCTGATTTAGCTTTTGACGAAGGAAGTTTATTAGACATGGGAACTAAAACTATAAAACCTACTATAGACATAGAAAAAGTTGCTGTTGGGTTTGATAGAACTGTTCCAACTGGATTACCTAAAGGAGTACAAGGTTCTAACATAACTCCTAAGTTTGTAGATGTGCCTACTTCTTTTGTAGAACAAAATCCTGAATTATTAGCTAATACAAAAGCAATGAATAGTTACGCTAATACAGTTAATAGTATAACTTCACAAAAATTACAAGAAGGCTATACTGTAGGTAAAGCAGTAGCTGCTCAAGGTGCAGATGTATTAAAAGATATCCAAGGCATACAAGCTGGTTACGAAACCCTCAAAGCAGAAGGTGAAGGCGGTCCAGCAGAACAACTTGGAGGTGACTTAGACTATGCTCTAAGTATCGGAAGACCAGTAGACACAACTTCTCTTATAGATAGTGCTGCTGACTTTTCTACTTTATCTCAAGCTTATGCAGATGCAGGTTATGGAGGTTTAAATACTCCACAACAACAATATCAATCAGGTGCTTATGGCGGAGCTGGTTTCGCTACTAGATTAAATTATCTAGCACCTACAATTCAATTACCAAGAGTATAATCATGGCTATAGAAGAAAGAGATGTAGAGTTTTATCAAACTTATGAAAAAGCAACCCCCGGTCAATCTTTGACTAATTCTCCTAATTCTAAGTATGCTTGGGAAGAAGCTCCTTTGTATACTAATAGACACGAAGCTGAAGTTTTTATTTTAGAACAACTAACAGAAGAACCAGTTTTTATAGAATTAATGTCCTTAGTGGGTAAAGGGGTAGCTATTGAAGATATAACTACTACATATCTTTTAAATGGTTTTTCAGAAGGTTTATGGAATGCTGACTTATTAATTCTTTTAATGGAGTCTGTTGCTTTTATGATTATGGGCTTGGCTGAAAAAGTTGGTCTTGATTATAAATTGTATGAAGGCGAAGAAGAAGATGATGAGCTAGAAGAAATTAATGAAGACTATGAAGATGAAGAAAGGAAAACTTCTTTAGATAAATCTATCGAAGTGTTAAGAAATAGATTAAAACTAAATCCAGAAAACAAAGAGATTGAACAAAAAATAGAAGAAGTACCAGAAGAAAAAATAACAAAGGTTAAAAGTTTACTAGAACAGAGTGAAGAACAAACGGAAGCACAACCTGTACCCGAACAACCTACAAGTTTATTAGCAGCGGAGTAAAAATGGCAAAAGCAGAAGACATAACTAAAAGTGAAGTATATCAAAGAGTAGTACAAGACCAGATAAAAGAGCCTTCAAAGTTTGAGCAGGTTATAGATATATTCGGTCAGTTTAAAAATTTAGTAGATAATAAAGTAAGTTCAAACATTGAGAATCTTCAAGGTAAAGGTGTTTTTGATAAAACTAGAGCCGTGTCTTTCTTAGAAAAAATAGACGGTATAAATCAAAAGTATGAAGATATTGATAATAACTATGGTGGGAATACTAAGGCTTACGCTAGAGCAGAATTAAAAAGAGGTTATGACGCTGAGTTATTATCTAGATTACCAGCTGGTTCTTTTAAAGAAGGAGATGTTATTAACTTAAATAGACCCGATGCTTTTTATGGTGAAAACTTTGAAAAACAAGTTAATGAAAGAGCTAAAATGTATGATGATTATAGAATTACTTTTAGAGACGTTGCAGAAAAGTATAATACTGGAAAAGGCGGAGCAGACGAGTTAGTATTAAAATTAGAAAATGATTTAAAAAGAGCTACAAAGGTAACTGGTTTAGATTTAATTACTAATTTTGGTAATAAAGATTATTATAAAACTGCGTTTACTGGTGAAGGTTTACTTGACAAAATAGAATCAGATAATATTTATGAAAAAGATATTAGCACTATAGACATGGTAAATCAAAAGTTTAAAGCTTTATTTAGACAAAGCCCAGCAGCTGCTACAAAATTTGAAGAGCTTGTTAAAGACGTAAGAATAAATGAAGAACAAATCGCCATAGATAATACAAGAAGAGAACAAAAAAGAATAGATAATAAAACTGGTAGAGAGACTACAGTAACCGTGATGGACTATAAAATTACTTATAGAGACCAAAATGGTAGAAAACAAACTGAAGTTATTACTGAACCGGTTAGAGGTACAGACCCTATACGTACAGAAAATGATGTAAATAATGTTATGGTTTACAGTAATCTTATTAAACCTGAAGGTCAAAGAGAATTTAATAGATTACTAAATGAACAAGACTATACTCCTAAAAGAGCTTATGCTGCTCTTTCTGAAAATGTTAAAAAGACTTATAGTGAAATAAGAAATGAAAATTTAAGAAAAGAAAACATGAGTAATTTACAAGAGTTGTTTAAAAATCATAAAGAAGAATTTTATTTTGAAGAAAAAATAGAAGGTATAAATGAGATTAAAACATTAAGAGATGATATCAAAGAGTATCAAAAGTATAAAAGCACTGGTAAATATGAAGGAACAACTCCTCCTACAAAACCTGCGTTTTACTATGATAACATAGAAGATTTTATTTCAGTAGAGCACCCTGAATATGCTAAGTTTAACGAAGTGTCTCAAAGTAACTTTAACTTAGAAACAAGAGGTTTAATATTAAACTCAACTTTTGATAATAGTCCAGAGTATATTGCTACATTTAAAGAGCTTGAAAAACCCGAAGGAGTATATAATCAAATTATAAATAATTTAATTCCTGAAGGTGTTTCTGAAGAAGAACTATCTGAAGATTATTTTATTGAAGGCACTAGAGTTTTTGTAAATCCAATGGCAGCTCCTTTGAGAGGTATTGAACTAAATGAAGTTTTTGGCACTCAAAAGTTTAATCCTAGGGAAGAATATAACTTAGGTTATAATTTTGAAACAAGTAATTTGGAAGCTATTTCAACTGGAGAGTTTGAGCCTGAAATAATATTCCAAGACAGTAGAGCATTAGGAGAAATGTCTCCAGCATCTCGTAAATTATTAGCAGAAACAAAAGCAAAAATTAATAGTTTAACAGAAAGAAGAAAAAGAAATACAGAAAAATTAAAACTAATTGAAGAAGGAAAAACCACTGGTCCATCTCGAAAAGGTACTGGTAAATCGACATTACTAAAACGTAATGAAGAATTAAATAAAGAAATAGAAGGTTTAATTGATACTGTAAATAGACTAGAAGTTCCTATTAAACCTGCTGGTATTACGGTAGAAACTCCCTAATGGCAACCATAAATTTACTAGAGGGTATTAAAGATACTCCGCCATCCCAACAACCCATAAATCTAATGGGTGAAGCAGAGCTATCTGAAGCTGAAGCTCTAAAGTATGTTGTTAAAAAAGGAATGATGGACTCTATTGATGGTCTTAGACAAATATATGGTCAAATAACTTCAGACGATGAACTTCTTGAAAAGTTAAAAACTGAAGACGAAAAGCTAAAAAAAATATTCGACAATAAAGAATATGGAACTAAAGCTTTTTCTTCTTATTTAGGAAGTGCTGTCGTTGCAGACCCTATAGGCTATATACCTATTCTTGGTTGGGCTAAAAAAGCTAAAACTTTATCTAAAGCAACTGCTTATGGAGCAGGAATGGGGGCATTGTATGGGTCTATTGGTTATGTTGGTGAAGGAGAATCAAGAGCTTTTAATGCCGTAGCCGGTAGTACTTTCGGTGGTGTCTTAGGTTTAGGTGGTGCTGGAATAGTTAGAGGTATTCAAAAAGCAATGGGTAAGAACCCTAGTTTTGCTAAACCTTTACAACAAAGAAGACAAGAAAATATAGAAAAAGGAGCTGCTCAAACTAAATTAAGCGGTGCTATACCTGAAGAAGAAATAGACAAAGTAGCAGCAGATGCTGTTGAAGAGATTCAAAAACTTAAACCAGCTATTAGTCTTGATAGAGGTATAGAAAGATTTTACAAAGCTGTTGGTGGAGATAAGATTTGGGATGTCGCAGTTAAAAACTGGGGTACTGGTCTTTCAGCTGCAGCACTAGGGCTGGGCGGTTATAATGCTTTTGATGATGAAGACGCTACTCAAGGAGAAAGAATTACAGCTAGTTTAATACTAGCTTTACTAGGTGGTGGTGGAGCTAAAATAGCTGGTAAAATAGCTTTTAAAGATAAAACTTTATCTGAGATTATTCAGTCTGGCATAGTAGATAATTACGGATTACCTAAAGGTTATTCGCAATTAGTTAAAACTACTTTTGGTGAAGTAAATGAACTAAGGAATAGATTTTTAGAATCTGTTCAAGAAATAGCCACATTAAAACCTGACGAAAGAAAAGCAGTTTATCAATTAATGGTAGGAGATGTTAATAATTTAGTTGATAGCGGTTTAGAAAACTTTAGTACAAAAGCCAGAGCAGTTGTTAAAAAAGCTGGTCAAGATATGGTTGATGCAGGTTTATTAAACGAAGATATATTTTTAAAAAACATTGACACTTACTTACACCGAACATACGCTAAACATGTTTTAAGAGAAGGCGGTAATAAAAATGTTTATAACGCTGCTAAGCAAATAAAAGTTATCGGAGATGAGCTTAGGAGAAGAGGTCAAAAACTAGATAAAGTTATAAATAGAAAAACCTATGAACGTAGTTTTAGAAGAGGAAGTAAAAACTTTGGACAATATAAAGACTTTGATGTGGAAGATATTGAAGTAACGGTTTCCGCTGAAAGATATAAAAAATTAAACGAAAAATTAGCTAAGAAAAAAACTTTTAAAATAACTGATTACAAACTTAACGAAACAGTTAAAGATATCAGAGACTGGGAAGTTATTTCTGATGACGGTGCAGAATTAATTTTAAGAGATAAAAAAAGAGTAGCATTAAAAAGAGACTATACAAAACAAGAAAGAGAAGAGTTAGGTGAAATAGAAGACGCTGCTTTTGCTATGGCTGAGACTGGTCGTTTAATGACTAATGATTTAGCTGTTTACAAGCTGTACAGTAACATAGCAAAAAATAAAGAGTTTTCTTTAGATGTAGATGAGTTTAATAAGTTTTTAGACGAAGGACAAATTAGAGCTGAAAACTGGGTGCAAATTCCTGTTGATAATATTACAAAGCTGCCTATAAAAAAATACGGACAACTAGCAGGTAAGTATGTTCCGCAAGAAGTTTATAACGATTTAACTAAAATACAAAAGCTAAAAGAAGGCGGTGGTCCTATTTTAGAAAATTATTTAAAAGTTAATAGACTATGGAAAAAATCTAAAACAGCTTGGAATCCTGTAGTACACGTAAACAATACTGTTTCTAACATAATCCTATATGATTTAGCAGGGGCTAATTATAGATTCATGTCTAGAGGATTTAAAGAACTTTCTAAAGGAATAGAAGGAGATAAATCCGCTACGCTATACAACCTTGCTAAAGCTAATGGTGTTTTTGATAGTGACTTAGTTAGTAGAGAATTAACCGATGAAACTAGAGATACTCTAGAAGAAGCGTTAAAAAACTTAGCTGATGAGTTAAGTCCTGAAATTTTAAATGCTCAAAAATATTCTAATCAAGTTTTTGAAGGATTACAAAAAAAATTACAAAAGGGTTACGATTTAAGTTTTAAAAAGTTAGAAGACATTTATCAGTTAGAAGACCAAGCTTTTAGAATGGGTCTATTTATGGATAGACTTTCTAAAGGAATGAACGTACAAGAAGCTGCTGCAGATGCTAAAAAATGGTTTATTGATTATGATATTAACGCACCATTTATTAATCTTTTAAGAAGGTTTCCTACTCCGTTTCTTTCGTACACTTACAGAGTAATGCCTTTACTAGCCGAAGCAGCTGTTAGAAGACCTTGGAAGTTTGCTAAGTGGGCAGCTATAGGATATTCATTAAATGAAGTAGGTAAGGGTAAATATCCTTTTGCAGAATATTTTTCTGATGACCCTGACTTTGGTAGATTTAAAGAAGAAGTAGGAGATGAAATATCAGAAAGAGCTTTAATGCGTGAGAATCTTAGAAACAAAATGTTTGGTATGCCTTTCTTACCAGAAACTTTGATTAAGACTCCTTTTAAATCTGGTAGAGATAAAGACACTCCGCTTTACATTGATGTGCGAAGATTTATTCCGGGTGGTGATGTGTTTACAGTAGGAGATAGAGGTATCGGTATACCTATTCCTACATTTGGAACTACAGAAAAAGATTTAAGTTTAAAAATACCTGAAACATTTACTCCTAGTTTTGGAGCTTTAGGTGAAGTTTTCTTACCTTTACTAACAGGAGTAGACCCTTTTACTTTACAAAAGATAGACGGCTTAGGTTTAGGCAACGATGAAAAAGTTAAGTTTCAACATATTCTTAGTAGGCTAACTCCTAATATACCAACTGCTGCTTTTACTGCCCCTTTGTTTGGTCCAGAAAGTCCAGTAGTAAAATATGACCCTTTTAGTCAATCTTTTGGTTCTAAAAAAGTAATTACAGCTCTACGTCAATTAGAAGGCGATAATGAAAAAGAAAATCTTTATGGTGAAAACTACACACCTTTAGAATCTATTTTAAGTGTTTTCGGTTTTAAACTACAGCCAGTTACTTTTTCTAAACTAGTAGGTTCTAAAGGTAGAGAGTTTGAAAAACTTTATGGTAATGTCAGAAGACGTTATTACAGAATAGCAAAACAATATAGAGAAGGAAAGATAAGTCAAGAAGACGCTGAAACACAAATTAATGAAGTTTATAAAATTTTAGAAAGAGCAAATAAAAAAACTCAAGCTTTCAGAAATGAGATAAAAGAAAGAGAACAAAGATTAGTAAAGTTTGAAGGTGGCGAAGTAGACGTGCCTTTTGCTCAAGAAGAACCTGAAAATAGAATTAATCCTCTTACTGGAGAACCTTACAGCGTTACTGCGGGTTCAGAAACTATTGCTTCTGTTATTGAAGAAAGAAAAAATGAAATATAAATATTTTAACGAAGACGAACTAAAGTGTAAGCATACTGGTCAGTGTGATATGGACTGGGCATTCATGCAGACCATAGAAAGAATTAGAGAACGCTGCGGTTTTCCATTTAAAGTAAGCAGTGCTTATCGTTCTCCAGAACATCCTATAGAAGCTAAAAAAAGCTCTCCCGGAGCTCATTCTTCTGGCAAGGCTATGGACATACTAGTCAATGGAGAACAAGCCATGACGCTTGTTAAAATAGCTATTGAAGAAGGTATTAATAGAGTAGGGGTTTCTCAAAAAGGAGACCGTGCTTCAAGATTTATTCATTTAGATATGGATAACTCTAGAGCTACTCCTCGTATTTGGAGTTACTAATGTTAGTATTATATAGAGAAAAAGACCTAGACGAAGCTTACAGAATAGATTGTAGAGCTAGAACTAAGGATAATGTACCTTGGTTGAAAAGAGAAGAATTTAGAGATATCTATGAAGCTTTATTAGATATGCACTTCACTAAATCGATAGAAAAAAAAGTAAAGAAAACAGAAACAGATGTTTCTGAATGGGTTATAGAAACTGTAAACAAAGCTTTACAAAAAACTATTGATTTTGAACCTGAAAAATAACATGGACTTAGAACAATATTATGCCGAAGCTATCGGCTTTTTAATAACTTTGCTTACTGGACTAGCCTTGAAGGACTGGTCTATGTCTTTCATAAAAGGTGCAACCTTTAGATTTAGCAACTCCTTTAAAGAAGGAGATAAAGTCATTCTCGATGGACAAGTAGCAATGATTATTAAAATAGGATTTACTCAAACTGTATTCGGGGTATATTCTGATGATGGTTATACTTGGAGATATATTCCTAATCAAAAAATAGATTCTATAAAACTAGAAAAAGTAGTAGACCAAGATTTACACGCTGACTCAGCTGCTGAGAAAGCTGAAAAACTTAGAAAAATATTGGAGGAAAAAGATGTTTGATAAATTAATTAAACCAGTAAGTGATATAGTTGGTAAGTTTGTAAAAGATAAAGATTTACAAGCACAACTTGACCACGAATTAAAAACATTGTTTCATCAAGCTAATTTAGCTCAAGTGGAAATAAATAAACTTGAAGCTAAAGGTAATTGGTTTCAGTCTTCATGGCGACCACTAACAGGTTATGTTTGTGTTGCCGGATTAGCTATTAACTTTTTAATATCACCAATCGCAAAAGGTTTTGGTATTGATATACCACAAGCTGATGCAGGTGTGATGATGCCCCTTCTAACAGGAATGTTAGGAATTGCAGGAATGAGAAGTTATGACAAACTGAAAAAAACAGACTCTAAATAATAATGCTTACGGAGGTAAAAAAAGCGAGTGAAAAATGGTAATGGTCAGGATTTCTGTGTCCTGTGTGTCCTATTTTGGATAACAATAACAGTAATGTATGCTTCATTTACAGCAATATAAAAAAATAATAATTTAAATATTTTAAAAAACAAAAAACTTATTTTGTTTAAGGGATTTTTTTAACTTAATTTTTGTTGCAAATCTTCATGTAAAGGTTTAACCCTTTTTTTAACAGTATAAACTAGCTTTTTTATCTTTTCTTTTTCAGGAAACTCAAATATTTTATCAATATCTTTGTCTTCGACAAAAGACAACTCAGTTATTAACCTGTTATCTTTATCTATTACTAGCTTCCAGCTAATAAGATTGCCTTCTTTACTTTTGTTGTTCCTCTTCATTGGTAATACCTATAAATTTTACTTGGTCTTGTCTTCCTCTAAGTCCTGCTTTCATATAAGAAGTAGCACGACCTTCAAAAAAGTTCTGATGTTCAACACCAGTAACTTCATCTAGCCAAGGTAAAGGATTTTCTCTTTGGTCAAAGTTTGTTTTGAGTCCTAGTTGTAAAAGTCTTCTATCAGCTATGTATCTATTGTAAGCATACATATCTTTTTTAGTTAGACCTTCTATATCTCCCATGTCAAACACTAAATCTAAAAACTTATCTTCAAGTTTTACCATGTGTCTACAGATATCATAAAGTTCTTTTTTAAACTTATCAGTCCATATATCTAAGTTTTCTTGAATAAACTCTCTAAATAATCTAGTCATAGCTTCAACGTGCATTGACTCATCTCTAATAGAATAAGTAACTATCTGCCCCATACCTTTCATCTTTCCAAATCTAGGAAAGTTTAATAAGATTGCAAAACTACTAAATAATTGTAGTCCTTCGGTAAAGGCTGAGTACACTGCTAAAGTTTTAGCAATACTCTGCTTGTCAGAACGAACAGTCTTTAAATCACTTATGTATTCGTGCTTATCAGACATTTCTTCGTACTCAGCGAATGCCTTGTATTCTATTTCAGGCATACCCACAGTATCTAATAAAAGACTGTAAGCATCTTGATGTATTGCTTCCATGTTTGCGAAAGAACCCATCATCATTCTAGCTTCTGGTTTTCTAAATATTTTCATATATCTATCTATGTACCCTGAAGCAACATCAACATCTGACTGCGTGAACAATCTAAATATCTGAGTTAGTAGGTTCTTTTCTTTATCTGTGATATCTTGCCAGTCTTTAACATCTGTGTGTAATGGTACAGACTCTGGCATCCAGTGCATTTGATTTTGGAGTTTGTAATAATCATACATCCAAGGGTAATCAAAAGGTTTATAGTATTCTCTAGTTTTTAATAAGCTCATTTATCCCTCACAAGCGATACATTCCACATCATCTAAACGAACACGTGGAATTTTAGTGTTAACATTTTCTACATTTCTGGCTGCATTAGTTCTAAAATAGTATAAAGATTTTAGTTTGTGCATACCGTACCAATGCACATCACTCACGTATTGCATGTATTCATCATGCACTTCTTGAGATTCAGTAGCACTTGGTAAATTAAAAAATAAATTTACTGATTGGGCTTGACAGATAAACTCTTGCCTTTTATAAGCATGTTCTATTAGCCAAATCTGATTTATTTCGTTTGCAGTTTTAAAAATTTCTTTTTCTGCATCGGTAAGAATATCTAGGTGTTGAACAGAACCTTCATTACCTGCTATATCTTTCCATAATTTTTCTAGTTCGTCTCCTTTTAAACCTTTACTACGTAATAGTTTTTCTAAGTATTTGTTTTTTACTTGATAACTACCGGATAAAGTTTTGTGGGTAAAGACGTTTGCTCTATAAGGCTCTATTGAGGGAGACGTACCAGAACATATAATACTACTACTAGCGTTAGGAGCAATGGCAAGGAGATGAGCATTACGCATACCAGAACCAGATACATCAGGTGCTTCACCACGAATATCAGCGAGTTCCTGACTAGCTTTTGTAGCTTTATTTTTAATGTCTTTGAATGTTTGATAGTTAAATCCCGTAGCTTGGATGCCTTCCAACGGAATTTGATTTGATTGTAAATAGGCATGAAAACCCATCGCACCCATTCCCAGTGAACGCTCTCTGTAAGCCGAATAAGCGGCTTTAGCATAGCCCTCTTTGCCTTCTTTAACATAATTTTTAAAACGCTTAAAGTTAGCATTATACTCTCCCAGCTGCGATGTGTCAATAGCATTATCAATAAAATGCTGTATAACATTATCCAACATAGTTATAAGGTCTTTTATAAAATCTTTATTATTTTTCCAAGTATCATAATGTTCTAAATTAACACTAGATAGACAGCACACTGCTGTTCTTTCTTCGTCAGTAGCTAAGGTTATTTCTGAACACAAATTACTTTGTCTTATTTTTAAACCTAAGTCTTTTTGTCCTTGTGGTAAATGTTCATTACAAGTATCTATGTTAATTAAGTAAGGCTCTCCAGTTTCTGCTCTAGCGTTAATTAACTGCCACCAAAGAGAACGAGCATTTACAGTCTTTACTGCTTCATTACTTTTAGGGTCTATTAATCTAAAGTTATCATCTTCTTCTACGGCTTTTAAAAACTCATTAGTAAGATTAATACCATTATGTAAGTTTAAATTCTTTCTATTTATATCCCCACCAGATTCTTTTCGCATGTTGATAAACTCTTCAATCTCTGGATGAGATATATCCATGTAAGCAGCATAGCTACCTCTTCTAGTTACCCCTTGATTAAAGGCTAACATTTGAGAATCAACTACATGTATGAATGGAATTGAACCAGTAGAACGACTCCCGCTAGAAGTAGATACACCGTTACTCCTAATATCTCCCCAATATCCACCAATACCTCCACCTGCACTAGCCAACCAAATGTTTTCGTCATAATGAGCAGATAAACCAGAACGGCTGTCAGGTACATAATTAAGGAAACAGCTAATAGGTAGCCCACGACTAGTTCCCCCGTTACTAAGTATAGGAGTGCTAAACATGAACCAACCATCGGAACAGTAATTATACAATCTCTGAGCCAACTCAAAGTCAGTGTGTTTTTTATATGTTGCTGCAAATACTGCAGCCCTTGCAAAAGATTCTTGTGCATGTGTTTCTTCCTCCCAGAAGTATCTATCTTTTAAAGTATCTAGACTAAATTTATCTAGTTTCTTTTCTTTGTTATAATTAATTTGAATGCCTAAATAAGGCTTTTCTCCAATTTTATCATCGGACATTTTTACCTCCTGAATCGTCTTGATGATTTATGTAAAATGTTATCATTGCATAATGTATTATTTTTAATAAGTCATTATAGTTTTTACCTTCTTTTTTACCATAACGCATAGCGTATTTCATTATGTTGCCCATAGCAAAACCTTCACCATGCCCTGCGTCAAGTATCATATCGGTAGCTTGATATTTACCGTTTGCATAATGCTTACTGTAAGTATCGTCAATGTAAGTTCTTACGATACTAAGAATTACATCTTCTTTAAATTTATAATTAGCCATTTTTAAACTCCTCTGGTAATGTCTCTTCTGAGTACCATTTAAAATTATTCTTTTCAGCCCACTCAGCGTGGCTTCTTTTAGTTCCATCTTTTCTCCTCTTTGCTTGGGGCATAGGAGAACTAGGACTAGAAAACAAAAAAACTAATTCTTGATTTTCTTTTAAACTTTTCCTAATCCAAACATACTTGTTATATTCATTGTAATCCCAAAATCTTCCTTTTGCTTCTAATAAATATTCAACACCATTAATTGTTTTAGTAAAGTCAGGTTCATAATTATGTTCTACGATATAACTTACTTTGTCAGTATGGTGTGCCCAAGACTGTAAAACAGAAGTGTGTAGTTTATACTCCCACTTAGAATCATATCCTTTGGGAACATCTTTTTCTACAGGTCTTACTTTTCTAGGCTTTCTATAACCTCTCATACTAAGTCTTCTAGTTTAATTTTATCGAGAGGTTTACTTTTCATTTTTTGTTTAATCTTTTGTCTAAACCAACGGGGTGTGTAAGCAGAAACAAGAAACCTATTATTAGCAAACACGTGGCTTTCTGAGGGCACTAAAGCTTTATAGTTGTCTAGCGTTACCTTTTTTGCTTCTTCTTCTGGTAAAATGCTTCTTATCCATTCTAAAACAAAATACTCAGCTTTAGCTTTTACTTTTTTATAAGTTGTTCTATTCACAATATCTCCTCTACTTTAGGTTCACTAACAATTTTAGTAAAGTAAATATTTCCTTTAGCGTACTTAAAAACTCGTAAACCCTTACCGTCATTCGCATCAGAATGACATTTAAATTTATAAGGACAGTAAGAACAATCCATAGAAAGTTTCATATTTCCAGAAGCTCCCTCTGGTACAGAATCAAAACATTTATCAGGCGGTGTGTCTTTTTTAATAGCTCGTTTAACAGTAGCTATTTTTTGTTTAATGTTAGGCTTTGATAAGTCATCAGGTATAAATGTTGTTATTTCACCAGTCTCTTTATTCATAACGAGGAAACCTCCCTCGCTAGTTTTTTCATTCTCTTCATAACCTGCTAACTGAGTTAAGTAACCAAAGCTATCTTTTTCAGGCAGCGTACCGTCTTTAAATTTCTTAAACGAATAACCAGAAGCAGTTTTAATATCTACTACTTCTCCATCTATTTTACAATCCATGTGTCCTTTTATTCCTGAAACATCTACTTCTTTTTGTTCATCAGTAACAGTATGCCCAGACAACCGCACAAAAAATAAAAGCAATACTTCTAGCAAGTGACCATATAAAAACTTTATCTGTAAGCTAGGAGATATTTCTTCTTGAATACTATCGTCTTTTAACTCATACCATAGTTTTCTTAGTGGTCTACCTAAATTAGACATACGAACTGTGTTTCTACTTTGTAGATTAGGAGAAGCCCAGTGTTTTAAAGCTTCTGACATTTGAGAGCCAAATAAAGATAAATCTTCTTCTGTAAGATTTAAGTCTTTACCATCTGATAAGATACTAATTTTTTCATAAATATCTTCTACTAATGTATCAATCTTTTTCATTATCTAACTCCTTAAATGCTTTTATTACGTCTGTTGAAAACAACTTTGGTAAATTAACTAAAAACATCCTACTTGCGTTATGGTCTCCACCGCTTACAGTCTTAAAAGTATCTAATTTATCTACAATTTTTTTGAGTACATCAGTCTTAAAAACCAAAGTACAATATTCTTCATCTCCAATACAAAGGTTGTGAAACCAATAATCTGATTCAGTGGCACGAATACCAGAGGGTTTACCCCATGATTCATACTCAATACAAATGTTATTCGTACCTACCCATATATCTCTTTCGGATTTAACCTCAATCTTTTTGTTGGTTAACATCTCTGCGATTCTATCTTCTCTGATAGAACCGTATGTCAAATCAAGGTCAAACTTTTTCCTATCTTGTTTAGTGGGTTTCACTCCAGTCACCTCCGACTTTGTATTCTCCTGTAAGAGGACATCTTAAATTAAAATGTCTACCTGCTTCTTCTATTGATTGTACAGCAGTTTCTCCTACAAATTCTGCTTGGGATTCTTTTACCTCAATTTGCCATTCATCGTGAATGTTAGCTACAAATTTAAAGTCTATAGTATTTAATTTTAACTTATTATTAAGAATAATTAAAGCTTTTTTCATTACAATAGCTCCTGCTCCTTGCAATAAAGTATTTAAAGCTGCGTATCTATTTCTTAATATAATTTTTCTACCGTCTAAACCTTTTAGATACCCTTTTGCCGAAGCTCTTTGTATTCGGTTTGTAAGATTTTTATATGATGGATTATTAGATATAAAATATTCTCGCATTCTTTGACCTTCTTTTCTATCTCCTCCAGTGATGCTTCCAAGTTTTGCATCTCCTGCTCCGTAAATGAGTGCATAGATAAATGTTTTAGCCTTATCTCTTGATTCAAGTCTTGCAAGTCTTTGGTTAGTTGTGTGAATGTCTCCGTTAATGATTTCATTAGTATATTCCTCGTCAGCCATGTAGTGTGCTAACATTCTCAGCTCTAAACCAGAAGCATCAACACCTACCAATTTATAATTATTATCAACCACCCAACATGCTCTGCATTCCTTTCCATAAGGAGAAGAAACACTTGGTACTTGAGCCATGTTAGGTTTTATGTGGGTCATACGACCAGTTATAGCTCCAGTAGATATTACTGAGCCATGTACCCTATCATCTTTGTCTATAGCTTCAATCCAAGATTGGACTTGAGCTAATCTTTTTTGATAAAGTAAGTAATCAGCTATGAGTTTAGCTTCTTTTATATGAATAATTTCTTTTAAAGTACCCTCATCAACTATGGGTTGCCCAGTAGGTGTAAAGTTTTTAGGCTTCCAACCAAAATCTACTAAGTATTCTCCTATTTGTTTTCTACTAGCAAGATTAAACTCTTGTAATTTTTTTCGCATAAAAGGAGTAGTATCTTTAGATTTAACTCTATCTTGATATTCATAGTCAGTAAGACCAACCTTAGATAAAGTACCGTCTTTTTTTAAAGAGGGCTTGACTAACTTATCGTCAATCCATTTTGGCTTAAATGTTTTGTGTACCTCATACTCAATGTTTGATATTTTGTTTTGTAAATCGCTAGTTAAAAACATAGCTTTCTTTAAATCGAATTTAAAACCGTTTGCTTTTTGCTCTGCAAGTATATTTGTTATTTCGTTTTCAATAAGAATACTTTCTTTAGAAAACATGTAAGATTCTTTTTGCAGTTGTTCATAAAGCTTTTTGTTTACCTTAACATCTTGTATACAATAATCTAGCATTTCTTTTGAAAACACTTCAAAGTCAGGCTTATCTTTTTTAGCTATACCTAACTTATAGCCCCACTTTTCTAAACTATGACCGCCCTCTCTTGTTGGGTTAAAAAGTCTAGATAAAACTAAAGTATCTATAACTTTGTTAGGGTTATATAAATCTACATTAAATAATTTTTTTAGCACTGGTAAATCAAAACCAATAATATTATGACCAATTAATTTATCAGCACGTTTTAAAAGGTCTAAACCTTCATCAATATTATCCATCGTGTAAGAATAAACTTTATTATTCTCATCAATAGCTACTAGACACCAAAATATATTAGCATCTAAACTGTCAGTTTCTATGTCAAATACTATTTCCATTATTTTTAAATTCTAATTCTTCGTCAAAGTGTTCTGAAAGTCTCCCTGAAACACTATTATAAACTAAAGAAGTAGCTAAACCAACATCTCCAGTATACCTAGATTTTAATATCCTTAGTCGGGTAGTTCTAGATTCTATCTCATCAGTAGATTGTTGGTCTCGTTCTAAAGCAATGACACAATCAGAAAGCTGTGCGATACTGTTTGAACCTCTAAGATGAGATAGACTTACTGAGATACCATTTTCATGTCCTTTATTACCTTCAACTCTACGCAAGTGAGATACTAAAATTATACCTGCTCCCGTTTCTTCAACTAAACTTCTAAGTCTAGTCATAATCATATCAATAGTTCTTCGTTCATCACCCTCATTAGAAGCACTTACTAACATGTGTAAGTGGTCAACCACCACCCATTTGCAATCGCAACCTACAATTAAATATCTAAGTTTAGCAAAGATATCTTCAATATCGTTTGTGCCAAAGTGGGCATGAATGAATACCCTATCGTTATCAAATAACTTTTTATACATAGTTAAAAGTTCTTCTTCTGGTATTTCTTCTCTAATAGGGTCAATATATAATCGTTTATTAGCTTCGATAGAGAGTATACCGTCTACAGTTCTCCTCCAATCTTCTTCTAAAGCTATAATTCCTATCTTATCATCTGTCGTATGAATCAGATGATGTTCTAATTCTCTTGTTATACTAGATTTACCTAACCCAGTACCTCCAGTTAACGTAACCAGCTCTCCTTGTCGAAGTCCATATAGTTTTTTGTTAAGACCTTCCCAAGGATAAGGCACACTATCTTTACGTTCTCTTTTTAAGAACGACTGTACCTTTTTTGAAACTCTAATAATGCCGCTAGGTGTGTAAGACTGAGCATCCCAAAAAGATTTAGTAAATTCTTCATGCTTCCTTTTCCTTAGCATATCATTAGCATCTTTATAACCGTTTGGTAAAGACATTATCTTAGCTTTACCCGGTTTAATTATATTAGCAACTTTTTTAGCTGCTTCCTGACCTTGAGCATCTTTATCAAAACAAATAACTACATTGTCAAAACTTTCAATGTACTCAATGTTTTCTTTAATATCTTTTACTGCGGATTGTGCTCCATTTCTTATGGAAACAACTGCCCATTTACTACCCATAAGTTCATAGGCAGCCATAGCATCGCATTCTCCTTCTGTTATTGTGAGATATTTACCACCATGCTTAAATAAGTTTTGACCAAACAAAGAACAACCTTGCATTGTACCTTCAAAGCGGAATATTTTATCTCTTATTAATCTTATTTTAACTCCACTAAGTTCTCCTTGATTATAGTAAGGATATAAATGTTGTGCTATGACTCCGTTAGAATCATAGACAGTTTTAACACCAAACTTAGTAGCCGTTTCTTGAGATATATTTCTATCAGTCAATGGAGCAAAAATACCTCCATGCTTATCAGAAATATTATCGTGTTGTTGTTTTACATTAGTATTCATAATTACTTTATCTTTTTTATTGGGTATAAAAATACCGCAACTAAAACATTTTAAAGACCCGTCTTCATTAATAGAAGCAGCATCGCTACTATCACACTCAGGACAAGGCACATGATATTTTACAAATTTAGATTTTTCCATAATTTTATTTAATATATAAAGAAAAGCTCCGAGTTTTTACACTCAGAGCTCAACTTTAACATAGAGGTGTCCTTATGAATTTACTTCTTTTGTTTCAGCTTCAACTGATTCATCAGGTGCATCTTCAACTAGACTTTCAGGTGCGTCAGCTAATAACTTTTCTAAGTTATTCCTATGAGTCTGACTAGTAAAAGACAAAGCTTCTATCATAACTTCTAAAGTTCCGGTTTTAGAAATAATTACAGCAGCTTCTCTAGCCAATGCTTCATTTTTTATTTTATCAGTATCATAGACTGATTCGCCTGAATCATTTTTAATGGTGATAATCATTTAAAATTCCTCACCATCTGCGTAAGGAGATAGTTCATCTCCATCACTTGCTTTACCAGTAAACTCAACTAAGTTGATTACTTGCAAAGCTTGTAAATCAAGAGACTTTCCGCTTCTACCAGCATACTCCCAGTCATATACATTATACTGTACACGGACATCAGAGCCATTACCGACTTTAACATCTATCTCTTTCTTATCTTTATCGAAAAGTTTAGGAGCTGGTCGAACGCCCGTTTTACCGCCATTAACTTTTCTTTTGATAGTAACTGCTTTACCAACGTATTGTGGCTCACCACTTTCATCTTTGAGAGAAAAGTCTTTTACTTTAAAACCTTTACCCTCAAACTCTTTAGCAACCTCATCACTCACTACTAAATCAACTGTATAAACAGGTTCAAAAGTAGTATTAGGTTGGGTTACACTAGCCCAGTAGGCTTTTCCTTCAACTATTGCCATTTATTTTACCTCCGTAATTTCTGACATTTGTTATTTATAGAGTGCATTTTATTCGCAAGACAAAATATTGTCAAGCATAAAACACGCATATAATTCTTTAAACTGTTTCTAAGTTCCACCACTTAGGTTTTGACCTGCCTTTCTCCCATTTAGCATACTCCTTTTCATTAACTACATATCTGCGATAAGCAACGATAGGGTCTTCATGCTTGTATTCATCAGGCATAGCTTGTGCTAGTGGTGTCATCTCGCCCTGCTTTATATTCTTTGGATATTGCATTAAAGGTTTTTCTAACTTAACAAGACTTGCATGTTGTTTACCATAGCGAAAAGTATACTCCATACCTAGTGCTAGAAAGTGTTGATACAGCCATAAATAATTTTGACTTGACTCTCTTGCCCAAACTGTGCAAGGGTGGTTTTTATATGCAGTTTTGTAAAGTCCTACTCTGTCGGCATACTCGTCTCCGTCTAGTTCTCTATGTGCTGTACATAACATCTGTGCTGTTTCCAACGGCATCTTTACTAGCATTTTATCTGGTTGTGCTTCTGCCGAAGTTATTGGATTGTGATTAAAATAAAATATATTCATTTACCTTGTCCTCGATATTTAGTTTTTCGTTGTCTACGTTTATGTTTGTTCATGTGCTTGGTAGATTTTTTAATCTTCCTGCCACGACCTGCCATGCCCTGAGAAGTTGCCTTCTTGACATGTTTAATTAAAATTGCTTCTCTTTTAATCGCCATACATTACTTCCATGTATATTTTTTCTACTTCATTTTTATACTCTATAGTGCTTAGTTGTCCTATAGGTATCTCTTTTACTAAAGCTTTAAAATGTATAACATCATTCTTTTTCATTTTTAACCTCTTTTATAAATTGCTTTTCTAAAAAACTTTTATTTTTTTCTGTATAATCTTCTAAAGATTTATAAGGTTTTATACCTAAAGCAACTCTTTCTTTAGTATTTTTATTATACATTTCTATAACAAACGAACTATAATCATTCATATCTACTCCGAATATTCTTTTAGAATCTATACAAACAAAAGACAAAGCTGATGTATTGTATTCCTCTTTAATATAATTATTTAACCCTTTGTAATTATCACTTACAAATTCTAAACACTTTTCTTGAGTATCGAAAGTGAACTCAAAAATATGTATATCTTCTAAGACAACTGCTGTTGTTGGTGTTTCAAACAAAGCTAATATAACCCAGATACTTAACATAGTTTCCTCAACTCTTCTTGTAGTTCCTCAATAGTCTTTGGAACATTTTTATTATACCTTTTTTTGTAAAAATTTATACCTTTATCAAGGGCTTCTTTTTTTATTTTACTCTCTGCAACATGACCTTCCCATGTTCTAAAATCTTTTTGTCGGCAAATATCCCGCCACTTTTTAATAGATATCTTTCTAAAATTTCCTTCATTAGAAAATCTAAGATAGACCCACTTGCGACCAATAGAACGAACAGTAGCTTTGCGATAGCCACAACCTTCTCCTTTTAGTCCAGTTTTAATATCATCGTGATAAAAATAATAATGTTCCATAAGTTTTCCTCAATAATCTGAATCAATATATTTTACTGTTCCTTGTTTATCAAATCTATTATTAGGTTCTTTTGGTTTGTAACCTAACAAAAATAAAGTAGATATTGCTATAGTAAAAGCTACTATAACAAACATCAATAAGTAACCATGCACATCTTCCATTATGTTTCCTCCTCCAAGTGTCTTGTAATTAAATTCTGCATAGACTTCTCAACCTTCATAAGCTTCTGTCTTGTTTCCCATTCAGACCTATTTTTAATCTCAAAGATTTCAATAGCTTCATAGTTATCGTCAGCTCTTCGCCACCAATCTATGACTCTGTTTTTAAATGGGAGAATGCTATCAGTATTATCATACTCCACATGAACTGTACCTGCGATATAATCTTTGGCTACAGTTATCCCTTTGTCTATTAATTTAACTTCCACTCTTTACCTCCTATTCCTGTGAAAAATTCTTCGAGTTCTTTTTGTTCTTCCTTAGTTGGTTTGAAGTGAGGATTTAAAAAATACTCTTGCAACAATGTACCTTTTTTATAGCCCTCCATTTACTTCCTCCTCTATGTAAGTGTCAGGGAAAAGTTCATCTTCGTCTATTGGATTCCAGTCTTCATCAAGATAAGAGTCCATTGACGACCACTTCCAATCTGTATTATCTAATTCAGGCGTCATTTGTGTTGAAATAAACGTGCCGTCTTTTAACGTAATGTGTAATGCAGCCCACTTACCTACTTCAACCTTTTCAATATCTTCAAATTCAAAGCCTTCGTATTCAGCAATCCTTTCAATATCCCACATGATAGTGGTATCATACTTTGCTTCTACATATCTAACTTTAGTCATGCTTCTTCCTCCCATTTAAGATACCTCCACTCACTCATAATTTCTCCAACTATTAAATCTAAAGTACGAAGCTCACTTTTAGTAGGCTTGTCAGGATTTTCAAATTGAAAGAAAATATCAAGCTCATGCGGGTCTATAATATGTCCTTTGTCTTTTATGTACTGGAACTTTTCTTCTACAGTCATGCTATAGATTTGTTGTAGTTCCATTTCTTTTTCTTCTGAAATATTTATTGTCATGTTTTACCTCGTATTATTTTTAACTATATGCCAACAGTCTATTATAAATTCTGCTGGTTCTCGGTCAGCTTCGCCTTCATATTGGTCAACAAACTCATATACAAGTTCTTCAA